ATGACAATCTTAGAACAAATCTTGGCAGGGCTACAACAGAAATTCGCTGGGGTGGACACTGCTATTCTTACCCGAATTGCTACTAAGAAGGCAGAGGGTGTAACGGACGAGACAAAGGTAAACTCTATTATTGAGGGTATCAGCTTTTCGGACGTGCTTAATTCCTATGGTGATTTCCGTGCCGGGGATGCTTCAAAAACGGCAGTGACTAACTACGAGAAGAGGCATAACCTTAAAGACGGTAAGCCAATCGAGACTACCACAACCACCAAAACGGAAGAGAATAAAGACGATGTGCCTGCATGGGCGCAAGCCTTAATTGATTCCAACAAGAACCTTTCTAACAAGCTAACACAGTTTGAAACGGAGAAGGCTCAGGCAACACGTAGCCAGCAGATTTTGGCAAAGGCTAAAGAGTATGGTATTCCCGAAAAATACGCCAAGAGGTGTGCCATTAAGGACGATGAGGACTTGGACGCTTATTTCAAGGACTTGAAGCAGGAGTTTGCGAATGACGGCTTCAAAGGCGTAACCCCTCCCGAATCAGCAGAGCAAAAGATTGAGAAAGAATCTGAATCTATCGCTATGATGATTGATGAGGGAACGAAAACTATTGTTGAACAAAACAAAAATTAATTATGTCAGCAGGATTTAAGTATGACTTGGTTCCGCCCGTTGAGCAAGAGGAACGCTACGATGTCCAAACCGGTATTCGTAGACGTGGCCCGTTCAAACTCGACACGCAGAACTTGGTAGTGGGAAGTTTTCTTCCCGGATTTACACCGATTTATGCGGATTTGAAAAACAAATTCGCTTATGCGGTAATCAATGTGAGAGTTGTGGAAGCCTATACCACTGGTGAAGAAGCTTTGTCTATTAAAGTAGCCAAGAATTCTTTGGCTTATGTAGGTATGTTTGTCGGAAGTGGCACTAAAGGTGCTGAGGTCACAGCTATTGACAAATCTAATGCCAACTACGATGTATTGACTATTCAGGCTGCTTTTGGTGAGAATATTGCCAAAGATGCCGTATTATTCAATGCGGTTGCAGTTGATGGTTTAAAACAAAAGCATATAGCTAATTCGGCTCTGTTTAACCGTACAAAGGTTGAGGACGGAATCACATTGGTTTCATTGCTTCGTACAGCCGCAGAAATTGAACCTTCAAAATTGGTTATGCCGTTCTCCGAGAACGATAAAGCCAACATGAAAGGATGGTTTGAATTTAACGAGTAAGGAGGTAAGATATGTTTTTAACGATTCAAACATTATTCGATGATGCGAACATTGTTTCCGCTATCATCAGACGTGTGAACCAGACACGCAAGGATACGATCTATTGGCAGCAGTATCTTACTTTCCGCAGAGTAACGACTCGCGTGTTCAAAGATTATATCGGTTCTGTAACTGGAGTTATGGCAGGTTCCATCAATTCACGTTTTGGCGAAAAGCCCATTCGTGAACGTAGGAATATAGGTTCAGGATATGGAGAGATTGCCTATTTGGGTGATGCTTACCAAATGTCTATCGACCGCCTTTCCGAGTTGCAAGATTTGATTGACAAGTTCAATGCAGCTAAACCGGCAGACCAAAAGGCTGCAATGGAAGAAATTGTAAACTTCCTAGCAGACGACTATCGTCAGATTACCCTTGCTGCTCACAAGCGCATGGATATTATTGTCGGTGCGTTGCTTATGACTGGTGAAGCTACAGTTTACAACAAGGATGCCGCAATCACTTCCGGTCAGACCAATAATAAACTGCTGGAGATTGCCCTTCCGTTCAACTTTATCAAGCCGACAAGTGGCGATGTGGTTGTGGACGGAAAGAATATGTTTATCTCTTATTTGAGAGAGAAACTTCATTCCTTGGCACCGGACTATGGCGTTTATGCCAAGATGGTTATGACTCGTGCATCTTTCAACAAGTTTATTCTTGGTTCATCTGAATTTGGTGAGCAGTACAAGATGATTCTCGGCAGCAACGAAATGAAGTTGAGTACGGGATTGGTTTCCTCTTCTTTGGCTTCCGAAGTGTTCACCGGCATCGGTTTGCCGCGTATTGAAATCAAGGAGGACTATGTGAAAGACCAGACGGGAAAGAATGTGCAGATTTACGCGGATAACCGCATTACTCTGTTGCCTTCTGACCAAATCGGTTATATGCGCCATCATACTCCGTATGAAACAACAGACCCGGTACAGGGACGTACTTATATCCCGTCAGAGGGTCAGATGCTTATCTCCAACTACCGTGACAAAAACGGTCGCTACATGGAATATACGGCAGAGTGGATTCCGCAGATTTCCAGTCCGGATTTGATTACCAATTTCGATTTGAGCGAGATTGCATCCATCCAATCAGCATAAGGAGGCGGGATATGAAAGTAAAGGTTATATCAGTTTTCCGCGACAAGTTCACCGGAAAGTATTATACTCCCGGTGAAGTGATTGAAGTCGGTGAGGAGACCCGTGTGCTGGATATGGAAAGCCGCAGACTTGCTGAACGGATTGAGGCAAAAAATCCCGAAGTGAAAGCCACTGAAGAAAAGAAAGAGGTGAAAATTTCCCTCTTTGAAAAGGAGTTTGAGAAGAAGGCTTTGATTGATGCTTTGAAGTCTATCGGTGCGCAGGCTTCCGGCAATATGAAAGAGGAAACTCTTTTGGCTAAGGTTGCAGAACTGGATGAAGAATCAACAGCCAAACTGAAAGAAGCATTAGGTATCGAGTAAAAGGATAGGGTAGTGTTTCTACCCTTCCATTGTCTAATTTTATAAATATGAGTAACAAGGAGTTTGTATTAAGCGTATTTGATAAGAATATCCCGTCTAATCTTGTAGTTGAAAATATACTTTCAAGAACGGGATTGGATGGTGAAGAGCCTTTTGCCGAGGAAAATCGGGCAAGATTAGAGGTCGCTTGTGTAAAGCAAATTCCGTGGATGATACAAAATCCATCTTCGGTCAGCGAAAGCGGATTTTCTGTGTCTTGGTCTAATTATGTTGATAGTCTAATGAAATTGTACTCATGGCTGTGTAAACAGTACGGTTTGAAAGACGAGTTGAGTAACAAACCTAAAGTGACTTTTTTATGATATTTGCCCCACACATATTGCAGGTAAAAGTTATCACCCCGATGGATAAGGATGAGTTTGGCAGACCTATTCCCGGAACAGGTGGTGAATACTGGCAGGAGGTATGCAAGTGCCGTTGTGATGATAACACTACCAAAGAGTTTTCATCTGATAACGGCTCTGTGTATCGTCCGAATTATCATGTAGTATGTGAGAAAAGAATTACTGTCAAGGCTGGCGATGAAGTACGTTGCATGGATGGTGATGGCGTAAGAGGTCAAGGCGAAGTCTACACGGTAAAGAGTACAAACTACTTTAACTACTCGGAATTATGGATGTAGATTTCGATTTCTCAGATGTCGACTCCTTTTTCGATGAAGGAGAATGGGAGGTCGAAAAGAAGATGATTGATGTAGGCGATGAAGCTGTGAAGTACGCAGAGGAACATGGGGATTATCAAGACCATACACTCACTTTGAGAACGTCCAATGATTACGATGTCGATAAAGACGGTTTGACATTGAAAAACGAAGCGGAATACGCATCATTCGTAGAATCTAAAGGGTATGATGTTTTGAGTAGTGCTGCTTTATATGCGGAGAAACGATTAAAAGAAGAATTTGAAAAATGAAAAAGTACATTGGAACAAAACAGATTGAAGCAGAACCTATGACATTGGGTGAAGCTTGCAGTAAAGGCTTGGTAAAAAGTGAAATAGAAGAGAATGAGTCTTATAAACTAGGATATCACACTCGTACTGAATATGGCTATGAAAGTTGGTCACCCAAAGAACTGTTTGAAGAATCATATCGAGAAGTCAAGGAAGAAATTCCTATCTGTTTCGGTGATGCTATAGAAGTTTTGAAACAAGGTGGCGCTATCCGTAGAAAGGGCTGGAACGGGAAAGGATTAATGGTATTCAAACAGGTTCCAGCTCATATAGAGAGTGATGTTATTCCAAAGATGCAATCTCTTCCGCAATCAGCAAAAGACCTTATTCTGAAAGGCAAAGGTTTCATTGACTATACGAGTCAATGCCTTATTTACAACGAGAACACCGGGCGTGCTGATTCATGGGTTCCGTCTATTAGCGATGTATTTGCCGAAGATTGGGAGATTGTAGAGTGATAGTAACTACCGACATAGGAAACATTCTCTACCGGGATTGTAAAGCTTTCGGGATAGATATAGTACCGGACGGGGAAACTCTGAAAGGTGAATTAAAGTCCGAAAGAATCGTTATCCACACGAAGAAACAACAGCCGGGAAAGTATTGGAAAAAATCTTTCGTAGAAGTGAATCTATGTGTACCCGATTTGAGTGAGAATGAGGCAAACACCATACGCCTTAACGAGCTTGAAAGGCAAGCTGTGAAACTATTTGACGATGTAGTAAGTTCCTATGACGGCACTACTTATCGTTATTCTATCGAATCAATCGGTATAGAAGCGGACACGGCTTTGAAATGCCATTATGTGAATGTGAGAATATTATTTGAAGTAATAAACGTAAAATTATAAGATTATGATTTCAGCAGTAGGAATTAAAAGAATCTTGTTTGCCGACATCTCTAAGATTACGGCAGACATTACCCCCGAAATCGCAAAGACTCTAATCCAGGCGGCTATTACCGCTAAAGATGAAGTATCAAACGTGCACGGGGAAACGTGGCAGATTGAAGAAACAGAAGCGTCTGTCACGGGGTATAAAAATCAATTGAATGGTCAGAACTACCGTTATGACACAACTCCCGGCGATATTACTCCGGCTTTCTCTATTGGTCAGTACGATTGGAAAACTAAAGCGGCTCTCATGGGCGGTTCCATAGTTGAAACAGGGGAAGAAGGAAGCAAAGTCGCGGTAGGTTGGAAACGTCCTCTGACAAAAGAGATAATCAATAAGGCTCTTTTCTGTCTGACGGATGATAATGTATGGTTCATTTTTCCCAATGCCCAGATTGTAGCCCGTGAAGCGAATACAGACAAGGCAATTGCCATTGCTGTTCGTGGATTGGTTCAAACTCCTAAGATAGCAGGGGTAGCTTCTGAATATAACTATGAGGAAGATGCTATTAAGGCATTGACAGCGTAAGTTTTAAGGTAACAGATTGTTTTCGGATGGCGGTGGGTGGTTGCTCACCGCCTTTTTAATTTAAAGATATGAATCAAGCGTCTAAAATTGTGTCCGATGCCCTGCTGGGGATGGACTTCAAAAATGTAGAGATAGGTGGAGTAGTCTATACCATCAAGCCGCCTACTATCAAAGTTATCTGTCGTGCCATTCATCATTTCTCCAATGTCGGTATGGAGGGAGATAATATTGTAGAGGCAATCAAGGAACTTCCCGAAGTAACCGAAGATATGCTGAAAGGCGTTTCCTGCTTCATCTGCGGCAGTGAGGACTTGGCTAAGGCTTTGGAAAACGGGACTTTTGACGAAATTAAGAATGGCTTGGAAACCTGTTTCTCCATGATGGATATTTCGGCTTTTCAGTGTGTCAGCTCGATGAGGAACGTGTCGATGCTGGCAGCAAGACCGAAACAGTAGGAAACACAACGTTCTTCGGGCAGATAGCCCATTTGATTGACACGCTTCATTTGAGTTATACAGAAGTGTTTGAGGTTATCCCTTATAGGAATCTGTTGATGATGCAACGGGATAAACTTCATACCGTAAGTGGTCAAAAGGTGAATAGAATCAGCGGTAAGGAATTAGCTAATCGTAGGAAAAAGAAATAGATATGGCGAAATTATATTTTAAGGTAGGTAGCGACTGGGAAGAAGTTATAAGGCTCCGTAATGAAATTGCAAAGTTAAAACAAGAGTTAATGAACATGGACAGCACGCAATCCCCTGCTGCCTTCAAGGCTCTGAATGTTCAACTTGCTGCATCCAACCAAAGATTGGATGAGTTGGTGGCTAATGCAGCCAAAGCCGGTGCAGAGATGGAGACGGGATTTAAGAAGAAAATCTTTGATGCTTCGCAGGTTGTAAACGGGTTTACGGAAAAGATAATCGCTCAAAAGGCTGTTGTTAAGGATGTTGAAGCGGACGTAAAACGACTTGGCGACGCTTACCGTGTAGCGTTGAAACGGAATCCGTTATCAGCAAGCAGTAAGTTGGAAGAATACAATGCCGCCCGCAAGGCTCTTGATGAAGAAAAGGCGGCTTTGTTCGGGCTAACCCTACAACAAGCCGAAGCGCGTCTTTCCGTAAAGAAACTCCGGGATGAATACGCCCTTTACAACGATAATGCCAAGGAAGTTGTAGAAAGCAACAACGGTATCGCCATATCTTGGAAGAAAGCATTGGCGGTTATTGGTGGTGTCGGAGTATTAAAGGCATTAGGTTCTGAAATGATTCGTGTTCGTGGCGAATTTCAATCTATGCAGACCGCTATTGAGACTATGGTTGGAAAGGATATGGCAGGGCAACTGATTCCGCAAATCAAGGAGCTGGCTAAGATTTCTCCACTTACTATGTCAGATATGGTTGGAGCAGAAGAGATGATGCTTGGATTTAACATACAAGCAGAAGACACTATCAAATACTTGAAAGCCATTAGTGATATTTCTATGGGGGAATCCAGTAAGTTCAATTCGTTGACTTTGGCATTTTCACAGATGTCAGCAGCGGGTAAACTTATGGGGCAGGATTTGAATCAAATGATAAACGCTGGATTCAACCCGTTACAGATTATCTCCGAAAAGACCGGAAAATCTATCGCAACTTTGAAAGATGAAATGTCCAAAGGTGCTGTTTCCGCTGAAATGGTTCAACAGGCATTCATTGATGCAACTTCCGCAGGTGGTAAGTTCTATAATATGTCTGAAAACGCCTCAAAGACTATCAACGGACAGTTGTCTATGATGCAGGACGCTTTGGATAGTGTTTTCAATGAACTGGGAACTAAATCGGAAGGTGCCATTATGAGCGGCATTCAGATGACTACCTCACTGATTGAAAACTATGAAACAGTAGGGAAGGTTTTGGCTGGATTAGTGGTTACTTATGGTACATACCGGACCGCAGTGATGCTTGTTACTGCTGCCGAAAGTAAACATACTCTTGTGGAGATTGGACTTACCAATGCCCGTTTATTAGCACGAAAGGCGCAGTTGGCTTTAAACGCTGCAATGCTTACGAATCCTTATGTAGCTTTAACTGTCGTTATCGGTGGGCTTGCTACTACAATGTGGACATTTCATGATTCCACAACAGAATCAGAAAAAGCATTGGACCGTTTCAATAAAAAGCAGGAAGAAGCGCAAAAATTAGAACAGGAACATAAACAAAAGATTGATTCTCTTGTTCAAAGCTCCCGTGACATTGCTTTGTCTGATTTGCAACGTGGGCAAAGTCTTGCAGAATTACGTAAAGAATATCCTAAAATATTCGAACAGTATGATATAGAAAGTATCAAATTGGCTGATATTCTCAAACTGAAACAACAGATTGCAGCAGAAGATACAAAACGTGCCGAAGAAAAGCAGGAAAAAGAACTTTCAGACATCGAAGCAGAAATTAAGTATTACGAGAATCTTCTTAAATCTTTGTCTGGGCAACAAGGAATTGATGGGTATGTAAAGAAATTGAAAGAATTGCGTGCTGATAGGGATGTTTTATTACAAGAAAAAGGCAAAGGCATTTCCGAGCAGTTCATATCAGGACTAAACAATATTGATATAAGCGAGTTTGACCGTTACATTGCAGAACTTGAAAAGCGTATCAAAGGTAAGGGGGAGAATGGAAAAATCAAACTACGATTACCTATTGACGTAAAAGGTTCATTGTCTGATGAAGCAATTTATGATGTAAAAGATATAAAGACACTGATTGATACGGCAAAATCCAAGAAATTGTCACGTATTGATGAAGAAAAAAATAAAACTACATATCAGGAAGATTTGGCAAATGCTAAAGCCGAATGGGAGAAAGCGAAAAAAGGGTATGAGGCATTAATCAAAGATCAGAAGGCTACATCGAAACAGGTGAAAGAAGCCAAAGATAAGATGGAAACATCCGAAAAGGCATACAAGGAGCTGGGAGGAGTAACTGGAAGTTCATTGACCAGACAGGAAAATCTTGCGAAGAAGCAGAAGGAGAATCAGGAAAAGTTGGATGAAGAATTTATTTCTCTCCGCCGTCAGAATCAACAGGATGAAATCAACCTGATGAGAGAAGGCACGGAAAAGAAGTTGAAACAGATTGACCTTGATTATCAGAAACAGATTGATGCGATAAGAAAACAGGAGGAAGAATGGAGCAAAGCCGGTAACGGTAAGCTGACCGACAAGCAGGCACAGAAAATTTCAGAAGCTTATACCAATGCCGAAAGTATGAGAGATAAAGATATTTCCGATGTAACTGGAGGACAGCTGAAAGCCGAACAACAGGCTTTGAACGACTACTTGAAAGAATATGGCACGTTCCAGCAGCAGAAATTGGCTATCGCCCAAGAGTATGCGGAAAAAATAAGGAAAGCACAGGAAGAAAACGGTGTTAATAGTGCACAAGTAAAGTTACTGGAGAAACAACGTGATGTTGCCATACAGAACAAGGAAACAGAAGCCATAAAAGCCAATATAGATTGGGTTACTGTGTTCGGTGAGTTTGGTTCCATGTTTTCCGACATGGTAAAGCCTGCCTTGGACGAAGCAAAAAAATATGTACGGACTGACAAGTTCAAGAACTCCGATCAGGCAAGCCAGAAATCATTGATTGACGCCATCAGCCAGATGGAAAAGTCTTTGGGTGGTACAAGTGGAGTCAACTTCAAGAAACTTGGAGAGGATGTAAAAGCCTATCATACAGCCGAACAAAACCGTATCAATGCCATAGAGATTGAAACAGCCGCTTTGGAAAAACTAAAGAAATCACAGGATGATTACGCCAAAGCACAGAAGAGTGGAACAGAAGAAGAAAAGCAGGTTACAGCGAATGCCCTTGATATAGCACGACAGAATGCTGACATTGCATCCGCCAATGTAAAGACACAGACGGATATCGCCAATCAGGCCCAGCGTAATGTGATTGATACCGCCACCAGACTGAAAGCAAGCATGGAAAATTTGTTGGGAGGCTTGCAGCAGATTTCATCCGGTGGATTATATAACGCGTATAGCGGAATTATCAAAACCGTGAACGGATTCAAGGATGTCATAGGAAAAACGTCAGAATCTCTTAAGGAGGTCCCCATTGTCGGATGGATTCTGTCCATCATTGACGTACTCAAAGACGGATTGAGTGATCTTGTCGGTGGTCTGCTTGATGCTGTTCTGAACGCGGTCAGTGGAATTATCGGTGATGTCTTGTCAGGGGATTTGTTTGTCACAATCGGCAGGTCATTGAGGGACGGCATAGGAAACATCCTGAACGCGATCTCATTCGGAGGCTTCAACTCCCTGTTTGGAATAGGTGGAAACGCCAAGGAAGTACAGGAAACGATAGACAGGCTGACGAACAGGAATGAAACTTTGCAAACGGCCATCGAGGATCTGACTGACGAGATGAAGGCAAGCAGGGGAATGAAATCGGTTGAATCTTACAAGGAAGCTGTAAAATATCAGGAGGAAGTCAATAAAAACTATCTGCAAATAGCAAAGGAGCAAGCCGGATATCATAAGAGCCACGGCAGTTGGCAGCATTATCTGAAATGGACGGATGAAATGCTGGAACACGCAAAAAAAGCTACCGGTATGCAGGATTTCTCCGGCACTGATTCCTTGTGGAATCTGACCCCCGAACAGATGAAGGCTCTACGGTCGGACGTATGGTTATGGGATATCATGGAATCTTCCGGTAAGGGAGGTTACGGTGAGCGTGTTACCGACAAGCTGGATGATTATATAGAGCAGGCAGGAAAACTGGAAGAACTGACCGACAGTCTTTATGAGGGCTTGATCGGAATGTCATTCGATTCCATGTATGACAGTTTTGTAAGCAGTCTGATGGATATGGAGAAGAGTGCGGAGGATTTTGCTGATGACATATCCAAATATTTCATGCAAGCGATGCTGTCAAATGCCATCGGTGAACAGTTTAGTGACAAACTGAGGGCATGGTATGATAAATTCGGTGAAGCCATGAAGGATGATGGTACGCTTGACAATAATGAGCGTAAGGAGCTGATGGATGAATACATGGGTTATGTGGACGAAGCCATGAAGCTCCGTGACGAACTTGCCGCAGCAACCGGATATGATAAGATTTCGCAAGAATCAACATCCCAGTCAGCTTCATCCAAAGGTTTTCAGGAAATGAGTCAAGATACTGGCGAAGAGTTGAACGGTAGGTTTACAGCATTGCAGATTGCAGGAGAAGAAATAAAGAATCAGAATATTATTCAATCTCAATCACTTAATCTACTAACAGTAAAAGCAGATGCTCTACTTTCCATAGATACGGAAACAAGAAATATTGCTGATGATACGCGGGATTTGATAGCGCAATCCTATCTTGAATTGGTACAGATTTCAGAAAATACAGGGGCAATCGTCAAACCTATTCAACAGATGCAAAGAGATATAGCAGAAGTTAAAAAGAATACAGCAAAATTATAGTCTATGGATGAATTATTAATTAATGGCGAAAACGCTTATACAACATGGGGTGTGAGAATGGGAGAGGGGTTTCTTGATGTTATTGGGGCATCCGCTCCCATGAAGGATTTTATTGAGAACAAAAGCCGACTTGAACATGGGAAACGGGTAATAATCAATAATCCTAAAGTCGATGAGAGGGAAATAACTCTTTCGTTCACTATCGAGGGTAATTCTCAGTCTGATTATCAATCAAAGAAAAAAGCTTTCTTCAATGAGCTTTATAAAGGCAAGGTTGATATTCAAGTCCCGGCTAATAGTAGCGAGATTTATCATCTGATTTATCTCGGTAAAAGTATCACTTACGCACAGAGTTTAGACCGAACTTTTGGAAAGATTTCAGCCAAGTTCAACGAGCCAAATCCGAGCCCGGAAGGGCGAAAGTAGATGATAGGGTGTGGATAACACACCCTATTTAGTTCAAATAATAGGTGTGGGCAATTGTACCATAAAGTTATTCTATAATAGGTTTGGCGAGGAAATGACACAAAAAGCGATTCGCGAGTGTCTTATAACAAAAGATAAGACTTTATTGTATGTGCGGAATAAAAGGAAATAATTCGGCCAACAGAACTTAATTCACGACATTGGTTTTATTGTCGTGTATGTGAGTGCTCAAAATTGGGTACTCTTTTTTTTATCTCCGAACTTTGAAGACATGAAACAAATCGACATCAAAGACATATCCGGTACTATCCAGCTTACAACTCTGATCAATGAAGGCTGCAAGCGTAAGTTCACTCTGATGAAGGAGGACTACATCATATTAAAGTTCTCCTTAGAAAGTCCTGTATTCTTCAAACTTGGCTCATACGTTGAATGTGACTTTGGTCTGTTCGAGGTGTGCGACTTGCAGAAGCCAATATTCAATACTAATACCGCCGGCTACGATTACGAATTAAGACTTGACGCCTATTACTGGAAATGGAAAAACAAAATCTTCAAATATACCCCGGAAACGGCCGGACAGGAAGCGTCCTGGAACCTGACCGCCCCGCTTGACGTACAAGCCGGTATAGTCCTTAGAAACTTGAAGGCTCTTGGTTACACATACAAAGGACAGGATTTTGTTTTCTCCATTGACAGTACGGTAGAGAACAAATCACAACTGATGTCTTATGAGAACATCAACATCCTTGACACTTGTTTTGAGATGGCGAAAAAATGGGATTGCGAGTGCTGGATAACCGAGAATATAATCCATTTCGGGCGTTGTGAGTTTGGCGACGCGGTGGATTTCGAGATCGGGAAAAACGTGCAGGAAATGTCACAGTCAGAATCCCGGTCCACCTATGCCACCCGTATCTATGCTTTCGGTTCCACCCGTAACATACCGGCAGACTACCGCCCCATTGACGAGACCGTGGTTGTGAACGGCGTGGTGCAAAAACGCTTAATGTTGCCCGAAGGAACTCCGTACATAGACGCTTATCCTGATATGACCACCGAGGAAGCCATTGAACAGGTGGTTATCTTCGATGAAGTCTATCCCCGAAGAACGGGCACCATGTCGGATGTTACTACCATCGAGGTGACGGACAAGGTGGAGAATGAGGACGGCACAACCACTGAGGAAAAATGGAATGCCTACCGTTTCAGGGATACAGGTGTTAACTTTTCTGAGAAATATATCCTCCCCGGTCAGGAGCTGAGGATACGTTTCGCGTCCGGACTTCTCAACGGTTTGGAGTTTGCCGTGAAGTTCAATCCTGAGGGAAAGCCGGAGAAATTGGAGGATGGCGGATGGAACCCTGAGGCACAGCTTTGGGAGATAGTCAGGAATGAGGACTATGGCAGACCGCTTCCCGGTGATGTACTCTTTCCCCAGGATGGAGATGAATATGTGCTTTCCGGCTGGGACAGCACGAAAATAACCGAACTTGGGCTTGTGGATGCCGCCGAGCAGGAGCTGAAGGAAAAGACTGAAAAGTACGCTGCCAAATCCAAGATAGACCCGAGTACCTATGGCTGCACGATGATGTCAAATGACGCATACCGTGAGGATGGCGTTCATAATTTCTATAGCATCGGTCAAAAGGTCAACCTTATCAACAAGGCTTATTTCGAGAACGGAAGACAGTCAAGGGTTATCGGATTTGAATTCAATCTTGATTTAGCTTATGATTCCCCTATATATACTGTCGGGGAAACCGCCGCCTATTCTCGTATCGGGGAGCTGGAGGAAAAGGTTGAGAGCCTTACCCTAAAGGGACAGACCTATACGGGCGATGGTGACAGCGGTGTGTATGTGATAAGAAGGAATGACTCTACACCGGCCACGGATAGTAACGTGTATTCCGCATTGCGCTCCTTAGTAATGTTCCTTCGTAAGGATCAAGCGGACGGAACAAATTTCTTATTGAAGTTCGGCAAGTTCATCGACTCCATGATTGCCGGTAAAGGTGCCGGTATCTATCCTGACGGGCGCGGTCAGTTCGAGCGTCTTGAGGTACGCGGCTCCGCAGTGTTCAAGGAAATCATCTATAACCGTCTGAACGCACAGGAAGGCGACACCTCATATTCCGAGAACGGAGTCATTGAGTCCGTGGCTTTAGAGAGCGACGGAACTTATACCCTGAAATTGCGCAAGCGCTGGGAGAATGACTTCACCGCATTCCAGGAGGGTGATATAGTGTACGGGATTATAAACAACCTCTTTTCAACGGGGGAGTATTACGCCTCGTGGATGCGCGTGCTGTCCAAGAATGTCCCGGCCAACTCCATCTCGGTGTTGTCATACCCGGACAGTGAGGTGCCGGGCGGTAAAAACTATCCTCCCACAGAGTTGACGATCATTACCAGAAGAGGAAACGCCTTCAATGAGGACAGGCAAAGCTACTGGTATTTGTCCGCCACCACGGATAAATGTCTTGTCTGGCTGGAAGGAGTAACGAAGCCTGTCTTGGAACAGAACAACTATTACATGATATTGGGGCGTTTGCCCAATTTGGATTTGTTTGACAATCTCCCCGTCAACTATAAGCACTCGTACATATTCGCCCGTGCCGGCATCTTCGGTGAACTTTACCGGGTGGACTGGCAGGGACTGCCCGTACAGGAACTGGTGGACCGTGGCTTTTGGTCGGCCGAAGTCGCGTCCTCTGACAATCCTTACACCAATACGCAGGAGCGGGCGGACACGGTTTGGCACTACGGCTGCAAATGGAAGTGCCTGATGACGGGAACAGCCGACGAACCGCAATATGCGGCGGCCGGATGGGCGATGCTGGAAGGGAACCCGGAATTTACGATAGAGATCGGCAGCACAAAGGGGTGGTATTTTGATATCGAGACTTTTTCCACAACGTTATATATTACCGGCAAGCTGTACAACCGTGACGTGACAGATCATATACTTGACGCTGATGTGAGCTGGACGCGTGATACCGGGAATGTATCAGAAGATAACGCATGGGCGGTGAAGCGTGCCGGCGCCGGGAAAAATCTTCCTCTGACGATAGATGATCTCGGACCGAATTATACCAACATGCGGGTGTGTACGTTTAAAGCACAGGCGTTATTGCGTGACGGGCAGCAGTTTGAAGTGGCGGAGAATTTTGTAACATTTTAAAATGGTTTTATACAATGGCAACAAAGCAACGAAAAATAGAAATCAACTACCGGCTGTTACAAACCAGTTGTAACATCGAGGTGGTGGGCAGCGTGCCGGACATGCAGGTCTACCAGGCTGACAAAGCTGAATACACTCCGGACTATACGCTGACACCGCTGGTCCTGTTTCCGCGGTGCAACGCCACCGATCCGGAAGCGGTGACTAAAATCGGGGCGGTCAACTCCAGGCTGACCAACATGAAGTGGTACGAGCGCATCGGAACCACACGCACACTTATCACATCGACAAACACAGGCTACAGCATTACGGAGTCCGGTGACAGCAAGGGACAGATCACAATGAAAAAAAATGTCACCGTCCTAAAACCCGTCACGCTGGAGTTTTACGCGGAATATGCCGACACACGTACCGGACAGCTGTTTACTTTTCAGATGAGCTGTCTTGTCCGCGCGGTTGACGGTACGGATGCGATCCCCGTATTGACGATAGACAGCCCGTCCACGCTGGACTGGAACCCGGTGCGTGACATCACCGCACAGACCATCACGGCTAAACTGATGGTAGGCGACACGGACGTGACGGCTACGGGCAAATGCAAGTTCTTCTGGTACCGTCTGTTGTCTACGGGAGCGCTGGAGGCGATAACCACAGGAGCGGGTGACAACGACTGGGAGTTTGTATCACTGAACAAGAATGTATATAAGATTGACCGCAATTATATAGGTGATGACATCACGATTGTCTGCAAGGCCACCTATGCGGCTTCCGGGACTCCGGCATCAACCCCGGGCACATCGGACCCGGCAGTCTCTACGGTGATACGCCGCAGGATTCCGAAGATTGAAGCCGACTGGGAGGGCGTACCTACGGGTGTTCCGGATGGGACTTACGCCATCTTTCCCAGACCCGTCATTCGGGATACCATGGGGGTTATCCCGAATCCATCCGCCATGTTTAACTGCCACTGGTACGTCAAGAAGAGCGGAGATGCCGGATATGCCAAGGTTGCCGACGGATACTCTCCCAGGATACCTTTCAGCAACGGCATGATGTTAAAGCTGGAGGTGGAGGACAGAGGCCCTTACGTGGCGCTGACACAAGGCGGCAAGGTGCTCACACAGGGGGGCAAGGCGGTAGTAGTAAGAAAATTTGGATAACATTAAAAACAATAGAATTATGGCATTTTACATTAAAGTAACGAAGGAGGTTGCCGACCGGTTGCATCTGACCGATATCCGCAACAGGACAGCGGATGGCAATGTATTATTGTGGCAGGCGGACGTGGCACGTTTCCCCGGCGACACGGTATTTGACAGGGCCAAGGAAGCGGGCGGCGTCTGCCTGACCCCGCAGGCGGCGAAAGAAGAGATAGACGGTACGGACCATCCCGTCGAAGTATTCACACCTGCCTCTTGGGGGGAGGACAACACCGAAAGCTCCGAAGGCACGGATAGTACGGAAACGACCGGGGAAGGAGGAGCGTCATGAGTTTGGCCAGCGCGACCGGACAGGTCATATTTTCGCAAAAGGGCGGCGTATACATGCCTGCCATCCAGTGTAACCAGGGAGATCTGTATCAGGAGTATATGGGCGAAGCGTCCGCGCCGACGAACATCGCACCGGATTTCGCTTCGCTCAAGCCCGTCTTGTCCTTCATTCTCACCTCTTCGCGGGTGGCGGAAGGGCTGGTGGTTCCTTCCTCCATGAAATGGTATTTCAATGATGTCGAGATCAAGTTCTCGGGCAATGTCTCCACCAACACGTTTGGCGGTGAGACGGGACATTTCAAGTTTATCCCTTACCAGCCCGGTACGACGGATTACTACGGATTGCAGATCGTCAAGAATCTGGTCAAGGCGAGCGGAGCGGCCTCTTGTACCATCAAGGGTGAAGCCACCGTGACCGTTGGGAATACCAGCGACACCGTCCAGTTCGTCTATAGCATCCCCATTACCAAGGGGGTCGGAAACCAAAAGCATGTGACGATCATTGCCGGTGACAACAAGTATTTTACCCTTCGGGACAAAGGGCAGAGCTGCATTCTGAAAGCCGTAGCGCGCATGGGCAGTGACGAGATCACTACCGGACTGGCGTACAAGTGGTACAACCAGGTCAACGGTGCGTGGAGCGTGCTGAGCGGAAAGACCACACAGACATTGACCGTCACCAACGATATGGTTGACACGACAGGTGTGTTCAAGGCGGAGGTGTACCAGGGCGGCAAGCTCATCGGTCAGGACACGCAGTCCGTAATGGATGCGTCCGATCCGTTTGATTTGATCCTGAATCCCACGCCCGAGGACGAGACCATCCGGGAAAGTGGTGACACGGTGGTCTATAAGCCCATTCTGGTCAAGCGTGGAAGTACCACCAAGTACAAGGACATGACTTTCTATTTCGTGTTCATGGACAGTGCAGGAGTAGTCCTTAACCCGTCTACTTCCGGTACAGCAGCCACTTCCGGCACGTGTACTTGGGACATGTGCCAGCAGGCAGGAGGCAACGTGGCATGGACCATCACAACCAAGGAATAAGGAGGTGATATGCCGTTGGTGACTAGAACCGGACAGGTCAGTTTTGCTCCAAAAGGTGACAAGGGAGATAAGGGGGCGCGCATGCGTATGCGTGTATGGGAGGCGTCTGTGTCTTACCTGGAGGGCAAGCAAGGGCAGCAGTTTTACGACATTGTACTTTATGACAACCTGCTGTACCTGTGCATCCGTTCGCATACGTCGGTATCGACGGAAACCCCCAAACAGAATGTGGCTTCGGGAAAAATAAAATACTGGGAGGTAGCACAGAGCTGGACTTTTATCGCCACCAAGCTGTTGCTGACCGAGAAGATCAAGGCGTCCATGATTGATGCGGACGGTATCAGGGCGGTCAATGTGGATATCAGCGGAAAAATCACGGCGGATAGCGGACGTATCGGTCCGTTTTCCATAGATTCCGGTATGTTGTCCTCAAAAACTCTTTATGAGGGGACGGATTCCCATGTCGGTTTCAACCTATCCGCCGGACAGATAGAGTTTTATAACGAAAGGACATTTGCACGTGTAAAAATCGGAGGGAACACGAAATTTGTCACAATCGAAGGGATATCGTATGATGCCGGAATTGACATACAGAGTCCGAATGCCATGATCGGGATGCACATCAAGACCCTGAGCATTCCTCTGTTCGTGGAGGGGGGTAACATTTTCCTTCATCCGAACAATGACAGTTATGTGTCTCTTCATGGCATAGTGGGGAACTGGAGGAACATATCCGTCAGCACTTCCCTGAATAACAATGATGACAATGTGATGTTTATTAATACGGGTAATATAGAAGTGACACTTCCTCCGGATGTTCCGGGACATACCATATACTTCAAACGTATGAGCGGCGGGGTAAGACTGACAGGCGGGCGCATCCTGCCTGCCCCCGGAGGAAAAGAGATGTCCTCCATTGATCTGGATTATGCGTCCGGATTCGTTAAATGTATGGGCAATTATTGGGTTATGTTTTATTGCGGATAACAGTATTTAATTAAGAATATTATGAAAGTTGATTTTACAAAATTTCCCCTGTTCACGGGGATAGACAGACAGGATATGGTGATAGCGGATATCCGTAAGGATATTGCTGACGGCATTTACAGGAACGTGCCCGGTCTTCCGGCGCACGTGCTTGCGGAGAAGATCTATCGGAACGAGCTTGTGGAGCTTGCCGATGACGAGATTCATATACTTGACCTCTACACTTCCGCTTCGGTGGGGCAGCTCGCCGACTCATGGCAGGATTATAAGAAAAACAATTTGGAAACTGGTAAATAAAAAATATTATGGAAAAGATGGAATTAAGTGAGGCGTTGAAAGCCAATGCCTCAGTACTGGAAGAACTGTGGGGCGTCGGCAGGTAGTTCATCGGGCACACCGCCGCCCGGTTTCGGAGTGCCGTTGCGGAAATCTTCCGTCCGTTGTGCGGCAAGCCGTTTGCGGAGCGCGTTGCGGGCTTCCACATTGTCATCGGCATCGAAATAGCCGTTGGCATTGACGCGGCTCATGTCGTACATTGTCGAAGCGACGGTTGCCTTGATGCGTGGGTCGGCTGCGGCAGCGTTGATGGCTAGTCCGCCCCAACCGCAGATTCCGATGATGCCTATCCGTTCGGCATCCACCCGGTCATTCGTCGCAAGGAAATCGACGGCTGCCGAAAAATCCTCCGTATTGATGTCGGGCGATACTGTGTAGCGGGGCTGTCCGCCGCTCTCACCCGTGTAGGAGGGGTCGAAAGCGATGGTCAGGAAGCCGCGCTCCGCCATCGTCTGGGCATAAAGCCCTGCCGCCTGCTCCTTCACTGCCCCGAACGGGCCGCATACGGCGATGGCGGGCAGCTTGCCGTCGGCATTCTTGGGTACATACATGTCGGCGGCGAGGGTGATGCCGTAACGGTTCGTGAAGGTTACTTTACTATGGTTTACCTTATCACTTTTCGGGAACGTCTTGTCCCATTCGGCTGTCAGATTCAAATTTTCCATGTTCTTATCATTTATCGGGTTATTGTTTTCGTTATTGCTTGTACAACTTATGGCGGTCAGACCTGCCACAAACAGCGTTGCCATTGTCTTTTTCCAGTTCAT